ACAGTTCCATCCAGTGATGGCATCTGGAGTATTCTGTTGCCAAAATGCAAGGAACCGATAAACCAAATCGATTTCATCAGAACATCTTACATAGGCAACATCCTTACGAGTGTTCTCATACTGCCGAGCATTTGCAAAGCAAACAATCTGCTTTGTTGCATAATTCTGCAGAGTAATTGTCAGAATTTCTTCTGCACAATCAAAGACATTTGGGAATCCACCTTCAGCAGAAACCTCAATGTCAATTGTAAACAATCGAATCTTTGTAATATCAAATTTGATTTCTTCTTCTGGATATTTGTCCGAGATATACTGTGCTTTGTAGTTGTCATTACCATAGACAGTAAATCCTTCAACCTTAGAATATTTGTCCAGAAATTCCTTACAGTCAGAAATCTTTCCAGGTTGAATAGGTTCGACTGGATATCCATCCAACGTTCTATATTTTGTTTTTTTCTTTGAAGGAACAAATAGAGTGGGTTGATAATCCTCTTCTATTTGAAAGTATTCACCATTGTCATAACCACGGACCAACATTTTATTAAATTTTTCATAGACGTTGGTGTAAAATCTCATTGTGTAAGTTCTAGATATTTGTCAAGAATAGTTTTTTTAGGTTCAACCATAGTTAAAATTTTATCAGAACTAATCATTAGTTCTTTAGTTTTTGTATAATCTGTCATCCAAGGTTGCATATCATCACCATTGATGATATACGGATTTATTAACTTACAATCAGGCTGTCCCAAATCTGCAACAACTTCTTCTACTTCACATATCAGGAATGTATTGTTCGTTAAGAGAACTAACATCATCATCTTCTCCGAGTCCATTCATTTTCTCCTCATAAGATTCTTTTACCATATCAATCGGTTCAACAATTGTTACAATCCAATCTTTTTTTACTGGAATATTTTTATCTTTAGACAAAGGCATCCAAGGAATGAAAGAAACTTTATATTCTCTTTCATTTTCATCTTCCATCAAAACAGTATTTGATATTAATTTAACAACTACTGGATTAGAGAAAATGAGAGAAATTACATTTCCGTCTTCATCTACAAGTTCTTTGATGTCTGCAACAACATCTTCTCCTGATTTTAATACTGCTAATTTTACTGCCATATCAACAACATAGGTTAATTCTAGTCTACCAATAAAAAAGGGGGAAGTCAACTGGATTTTGCCAGTCGTTCCCCTGCGCCGACGATATTCAATTATATTTATAGATAATCTTTTCGTTTGTGGTGGTCGGGAACAATCTTCTTTAAGTGGACAGAGAGGAGTCCGTCTTCAAAGGATACATCTGCGACTTCTGTATCGTCTGCCAGTGTCCAGGCTCTCTTGAAAGATCGTTGAGCCAATCCCTTATGGACGTAGTTGGTTTCAGATTCTTTATCCTCTTTTTGTCCTTCGACAAATAGTTTCCCATCTTGTGTATAGACATAAACCTCCTTCTTCTTAAATCCAGCAAGTGCAAGTTCAAGACGTGATTCTACGTTGCTTACTTGAACTAGGTTGTAAGGGGGATAGTTAGAAGTTGTTTCGTGAATCTTAAAAATACGATCAAAGTATTCATCCATTCCAATTGTGTTGCGATTAATTCTCTCCAGCAAAGCAGGAAGATCCGCAGCCTGATATTTCATCAGATTAGTCATTATGGTAGCTCCTTTAAAAGCGAGTTTGTGTTTTGTGGACCCCGAAGGCATCCTTAATATTATATATCATAAGACACTAAAAAAGGGGGTGTTGACCCCCCTACAAAATTATTCGGTTTCCCCTTCAACTCTTTTTTTCTTAGCACCAATATTATATTTGGTTTCCAAGATCCAATCACCCTTATCCTTATAAGATAGAACTTTAATTTGATTAAGAGGTGCAATATCTTGAATCTTATTAACATCAACAACAGTAATCAATCCCCAATCAGCAAGTAATTGAGTAATTCTATTACGACGTTGAACATCATTTACGGTAAGGTTTGCTGGTTTTCCATCCAAAGCAAACAATTCCTTAAAATGAACAAGGTAGTACTTACCTTGTTTATGCAGAATATGGCAAGATTGATAAATCTTTTTTTCTTTGCGTGATGCTACACCAATTCTGGTAAGAGTCTCACGAACCTTCAAAAAATCATCTGGTTCATTAAGAATAACTTCCACCATTTGGTCTGGTGACCACTTCACTTCAGGTTCTTGAACGACGCTCATTTTGTTCCTCCAACATCAAGTTTTTGTTTAATGAAATTAATTTGTTCTTCAGAAAGAATCCTCAACGCTTGCTCTGCCTTTTCAGTACTATATCCATAGTAAGATTTGACGTATTCAAGGTCTTTAATTTTTTCCTTTTTTATCCAAGGAGAAAATCTCTTCTTGGTTCTCACAGTATTTATAAGAAAATCATATTGAAGTTTCTTATCTAGTCTGTTATTGATATTTAATTCATTAACAAACATAATACAATCAATGCTGCCACTGAGGCACTTATTAACAATATACGGGGGATACTCCTTTTCAAGAGTACGGTCTTCATCAAGAAGATTTTTTTTTGTTTGGTTAATTGAATTTAACCAATCTTTCAATTCAACCATTTCACGAACTATCAAAGAATTATCTTTTTCTCATTTGGAGTAATCAATTTACTTCCAAACATCTCATTATATTTTTTACAAAGATCCTCTTGAACTTCTACTTTGTATATAATATGAGTTTTAGATAAAACTATTTCTGGTTTATCTTGATTAATAACTGTTGCCCAAGGAGCAAATCCTACACCATTATTTGTAGGAAGAACTACAAGAGCATTCTGAATAGTAATTGTATCTTCTGTTTCAGAAAGAAGTTCGGCAACCACTTCTTCACCAGTTGTAATACGTAGCAATTTTACATCAATCATTTAAATTTACACTCCACCATAATTTCAGTTAAAGCAGCAAGAAGATTAATTTCTTGGTCTGCCACAAATGCTGCTTGGTACTGATACTTAGCAACAATAAGGACGGCAGCAGCAATAGAAGGACCATCTAGGATTTCATAACAAGCATCATAAACACGACGTAGAAGTACCCCAGAATCATTGTCCAAATTACTAACTACCCATTTACGTACTTCAGGAAAATTCTTTTCCTTAAGACTTTTAATCAGGTCATCAGTTTTTATCTCCGAGAACGAGGAGAGAATGCCTGTATCAATTTCTCCACCCACCGAGTACCTTTGGCATTCATTGAGGACTCTCCTCCAGTCTGGAAAGTGTTTGTTGATGAGTTCTGCAAGAACTCTTGTATCGAACTTAATGTTTTCCAGTTCAAGGATTTGCTGGAGTCTTTTGAAGAATCCTGCTGCGATTGCTGGTTTTTGTTTTGAAGTGATTGAGAACTCAACGACCGCACACCTTGAATGAAGAGGTTCAATGATTTTGTTCTTGTAGTTGCAGGTGAAGATGAATCTGCAGTTGCCACTAAACTCCTCAGTAAACGCCCGTAGGAGGAGTTGAACGTCATTGGTTGTGTTATCTGCCTCATCAATGATGATGACTTTGTGTTTAGCAGACGACGTAAGTGATAAGGTCGAAGCAAAGTTTTTCGCATTGTTTCGGACAGTATCGAGGAATCTACCCTCGTCGGATCCATTGATGACATATACATCCACTCCAAGTTCATTGCACAGTGCCTTAGCAACTGTTGTCTTACCACATCCAGCAGGACCAGCAAGAAGCAGGTTTGGCACTTCACCCTTATTTAGAAAATCTCTAAATGTTTTCTTAATATTTTCTGGGAGAATACACTCTTCAATTGTCCGCGGTCTATACTTTTCGCACCAGAGAAAATCAGTTCTATCAATATTCATTATATAAATAAAAATGGGACGATACTTTTCAACTATGCTTATATACAAGATAGTCAATCAAGTAAATGGTGATTTTTATATTGGAAAAACAACCAAACCAAAAAATGTTAGATTACAAGAGCATTTTTATAACTCATCATACAATTCTCAAACATACCTCCATAGGGCAATAAGAAAATATGGATGCTCTAATTTTATCATAGAAGAAATAGAAACTAAAATACCAGAAGAAAAATTAGATGAAAGAGAAATATTTTGGATAAACAATCTAAATCCAACATACAATATGACTTCAGGTGGAGAAGGGGGAGATACTTCTCTATCCCCAAATTTTATAAAGTCTATGAAAGAATACCATAACAAAAAACCTAAAGAAGAATATGCCACTTACGGAATGCTAGGGAAAAAGTTCCCAGAAGAAGCAAAAAGAAAGGTTAGTAGAGCAAATTCATATCCAGTTGTTTGCGAAGGAAGGGAGTTTCCTTCAATCAAAGCAGCAGAAGAATATTATAAAAGTTTAGGAACTCCAAAATCGGTTAGGAAAAGAATTGATAGTTCCAAACATCCTGACTGGTATAGAATCAGAAATAAAAGAATTTACAAATAATCCTAATTTAAAAGCAAAATTTTTGTAGGTATTCATTAACCAATTCTGGTTTATCTTCCAACCAATATGCCTCAAGTTCATAAACTTGATGCTGTTTTGTTATGTTAGAAGACCTCATAACATCATTCAGTTTCCAAGAGTCCAACTGGATATCTTTGATTCCAATTGGACCACCTTTACAAGAATGAACTACGTGAACTGCCTCGTGATAGACAGTTTCATTCACATAATGTTTTACTGGACTAACAGAATTTTTGATATTATTGGTACAGATTACAAAATCTGGTCTAGTTAAGGTGCCCAACAGTTCTTTATTCCTACAGATTGGAGCATTTTCCCTAACAATATAATTTTTAGAAATAATTTTATTAAGTATTTGATTTCCAATAGGTGTTAGATAAAGAAGAAAATCCATTACGAAAAAGTAGAATCAGGTTCAAGGGCAATGTAATAATTCAAATTATATTTTTCATTAGTAAACTTAGAAAGAAGTTTCTTGGATACAACAACATCATAAGTCCCAGGAATAATCTTAATGTTTTCCACTTTGAAGTTGAAAGTAAACTCACTATCAGTTTCACCCACAATAATAGAAAACTCGTTAGATGTGTCGTTCTTTTTATCCCGAACAACAAGTTTAACTACACCTGCTTCACCAACTGCAGAAAGGTCAGGAAGTTGATAAACAGCAGATGCTTTAATCAGTTTATCAAGTTGAGAGTGCTCCAATTGGAAGCAAACATCTTGAGAGGGAAGTTCAAGTTCCTTATCAGGTGGAGTCACAATTACTTCTGGGTCAGCAAAGAAATACTTTACCCTACGTTTGCCTTCTCGAATAATCAGATGAGTATCATTAGAAAAATCAAGGTCTGGGTCTTGGTGCAAACTCAAACCATTTAGAAACTGGTTAAGATCATAAATCGCAAAGTCTTTTGGGAAAGTTTCCTTAACTTCTGCTTCTGCAAGAATGTTCTTCATCACACTAATTGTGCGGAGTTTTGAACCGTTCTTAACCAAAATGGATTGATTAATGGAAGCAAAGTTTTTAAGAGTTGTAATAGTTTCAGGGGAAAGTTTCATATTAAAAAATTATTCTCACTTGTTTTCAATAAGATTTAGATGATTAATCAAAAGCATCGTATAATGGAGGACTTTAAATAGATCCTGTCTAGGAGTACCCTTTACATCATAACGATCAATGTACTTGGTCACATTACCAGCACAAAATCCTTCACGACGATTGTGCTTGATTTTATCTAGTGTTTGCTCTTTTCCACCACCAGTTCTATCAACATAGTGCTGACTGTAAGTACCTGCAAGATATTCTTCAAGTTGTTTGAGGATTTTGTCTTCATTATACTTCCAAAATCCATTTTTATTTGTTTGAGTATTCATATTAAATGTAATTGTATCGGGAGAATAGTGAGGGTTTCCCGTAAGACTAATTCCATCATCATACCAAAAATCTTGAGATGAGGAGTTTTCACTGGGATATTTCAAATCTAGATAATTTTCTTCCACTTTAACTTCATTACTAAAGGTCCTTTTTAAGTATATCAGGTTTCTCGGAACAGTCAAGAAGAAATTTTGCTGAATCCTTTAACTTTTTCAAACTTAATGATATTTTCAAAATGGTCTATCATCTCATCAGTTTTATGAGATATTACAAAAATATTAGAGTCCTGGATAACATATTTTATTATTTTAATAAAGTATTCTATTCCAACTCCATCCAAAGAACTGTCAAATACTTCATCAAGAATCAGAAGATTTGTATTTACAGAATTTTTCATTCTTGCAATCTCTCTCCAAGTAAAAAGAATAGCAAGATTGATTCTCATTTTTTCACCTTCACTAAAAGATTCATATGAAAAATCTTCATGTATTGGTGATTTTATTTTCTCATTAAACTCCTCATCAAAATTAAAGTTAATATAAAAATCCATCATCTGCAAATACTTATTAATTTGCATATTCATCAGGGGAAGATATTTTTTAATGATTTTTGCCTTTATTCCCCCATCTTTTAGTAAAGAACTAACAAAATTAAAATAAGAAACATCTTCTTTATACTTGGATTTTGAATCACCAATTGCTTTTAACTCATCTTGAAGTTTTTTTAACTTTTTCCTTTCAGTATTTGTGTTTTTAATTCCATCGACAATCTCTTGAATTTCACATTCAAGTTCTTTTGATTGTCTATTAAATTGAGAGATTTTAATGTTGTTGCTAGAAATTTCATTGTTTATTGTGTTAATTTGCTTTGCGATTTTTGCAAATTCGGATTCTCTAATTTCC